GTATGAGCCCGACTGGACTACTCAAAGGCTCGCGAGTGATGTGTGTCAAGTTTCCAGATCAAGCTGCACCATATATTCTCGGTGTACTTAACTATGCACCTGAAGACAATCATAGTGTATCTTCGTTTGCTCGCGGTCAAGGTGAACCAGAAGCAAAAACACAAAATCGTATTAAAGGTGAAGGCGGCGCGGTTATCGAACCAGATTCACAATACAAAGCCAGATATCCTTTTAATAATACGATGACTACACGTAGTGGGCATCTCTTAGAATTTGATGATACTCCTGGTGCAGAACGTGTACAAATATTCCATAAGTCTGGTTCTTATATTGAGATACTTCCTGACGGTACGATTGTTACGAAATCAGTAAAAGATCATATTCAAATTGCATTTGGTAATATCTCGATCTTCAATCAGGGCGATGGAGATGGCGGAAAAGACATTGAGATTACATCAAACCAAGGACAAATATTACTAACTTCGAGTAAAGACGTATCGATCTTTGCTGACAGCGGTAATGTCGGTGTCTTTGCAAATAGTGGTAGTGTTTCAATTACTTCGAAATCAGGTGTGATCGATCAGAATGCACCAAAAATTGGATTGAATTGCGGAGACATATGAAACCAATCGTTTATATTCCTGATGTTCCTGCTCTCGAATGCAGTGCTAGCGGTAAGATATCTTTCCGTCAGATGGAAGATTACTTTGTCGGAATCTCGAAGATCGTATCACAGCTGAGACTTCAGGCAAAGTTTATTGAAGGCCAATGCGGTAAAGACTTAATTCAGGCTGTCAAGGACATCGAGAAACTTATCGATGACATTACTGGCATTCTGATGACTGATGTTTTTAAGAAGATTAAATCAAAAGAGCAAGAATACAAGTATAAGGTCAGAGAATTTTTTAAAGAAATTGATACGTGGTTTCTTAAGAAGATAGTAGAAGCTCTCTTGAAGATTATTAGTATTCTTGGAATTCCAAATCCTTTGATGATTCCTTTACCATTTATTGGCACATGTGTACATGTTAAAGAAGATGGCACAACAGAAAACTTTCGTCCAGTTGTAAAAGACTTGTTTACGAAAGACGGTAAGACTAAAATCAAAGCATGTATGGCCGAGAAGATCGAAGAAGTCAGAAAATTCTTCGGCGGAGGAAGATATGATGGATCTCTCGGAATATGTAGTCCAGAGCACGAAGCTGAAGAGTTCTGGCAAAAAGTACTGGCATGGATGAAAGAAATACTGACTGACTTTATCGGTGCCGCGATCAATGCCATGATCAAGCTGCTGACAAAGATTCCTATCATTGGACCTTTGATTAAGAAGATTGGCACGTTTATCGATCCTACGAAACCAATTAAGGCACAACTCAAAGCAATTGCAGATAAATTTAAAGCCGAGATTAAAAAAGCCAAAGAAGATGTTCTGTCTGGCAAGGTGGCAAAAGATCTCGGGCAAAAGTTACTCGACGAGCTTATTGATTTTATTTTAAAACTGCCTATTCCATTATTCGGTACTCTCGGCAACTTGATTGGATTCTCTTATAAGGCCTGGATCAAGAAAGAATCCGTTAACTCGAAAGAAGATTTGTGGCATCGACTCGAAGATGCATTTGATGATGCCATGGATAAGATTAAAAGATTCTTTCAGGGTGACTTGATCGGTAAAATATACGATATTCTTTTGAAAGCTCCAGGTTGGATCTTACAGCAGTTTCCGATTGTCAAGAAAGTAATCAAGGTAATCAAATTGATTATCAATATCGTTCGCGGTAAGGTTTCAATCTGCGACGTATTGAATATCATTCTAAAACCCATCTTCTCAATTCCAGATGCAATACTTAAACTAATTCCGAATTGTATTGAAGTCAAACGAACAAAATATGGTCTCGAACCAGATCCTCGTTATTCACCGAAGTGGGCAATCGCATGACAGATGAATTTATATTAACAGAAAATGGATATTACTTTACCGATACTGCTGCTCCTGACATTGAAATCGAATCGTACGGAGATCTTGGTGTACCGCCAATTGAACCGTTTGTAGTACCTGATGCTGGTACTACGACTCTGACAGCAGGAAAAGTTACACAGTATGAAGATGAAGATGTTTTACTGAACTACTTTGTATATGCAGATGACAAATTGGTATCATATCTTGAAACAACAAAAGCAACTGGTGTGATGATACAGTATACTTTTGTTCGAACACTCGGTGCACCAGCAGAACCTGTCGGTTCAAACGAAGATTATCAAAACTTTGCACAATCAGGCGAGGTTGATGATATTACCGACGATGTAAGTAATGAAAATATCGAAAACTATGACGTCATTGAAACGCTGATAGCGTCAATTGGTCCAGGCGGCGAGCTGATACCAGCATAAATAAGATAAAGTAGGGTAAGATGACAGACAGAATAGACACGCTCACTACGCGCAAGACTACACAAAAAGATCCAGTCTTTTCGGATTTTTATAACAACTTTAATGTGCATCCGCAAAACAAGAGACTTGCGCTCTATACAGATGAGCAAGCCGTACGTAGATCTATGCGTAACATTTTATCGACGAATACAAAAGAACGCTTATTTAATCCTGAGTTCGGTGGTGGTCTTCGTCGATTCTTATTCGAAGACATCTCTGTTATGACAGCAGATCTCATGAAAGATGCTATTAAAGATTCAATTCAAAAGTATGAACCACGTGCAAGAGTAGTAGATGTACTTGTGGTATCAAACGAATTTGCGCATTCTTATGATGTATCAGTCTATTATGAAGTCATAAATAATGCAAACCCTCAGACTCTCCAATTAACTTTATATCGAGTACGATAATGGCAGCCAACTCAAGTATTGTCCTTACACAATTAGACTTTGCTTCTTACAAAGATTCTCTGAAAACCTTCTTACGTTCGCAAGATAGGTTCAAGGACTATGACTTTGAAGGAAGTAACATGTCGGTGTTGTTGGATATCTTATCATATAACACATATCAGAATGCTTTCTATCTGAACATGGTTAGCAATGAAATGTTTTTAGATTCTGCCAAGCTTCGTGACAGTGTAATCTCACATGCCAAAGAACTCAACTATTTACCGAGATCATTCCGCTCGGCTTCTGCCACAATTCGACTGAATATTACATCTTCGGATTCTTCGAAAAGATCTATCGTCGTGCCAAAGGGTACGACATTTACAACACGTGTCGATGACTTTACTTATACATTCAGCTCAACAGAGAACATCGTAATTACAAACCGTGTTCCATCTGGATCTAACTTTTTATATACGAGCGATGCCATTACACTCTTCGAAGGTAATTATCTCAGCGATACTTACTCGATAAATTATAACAATCCGTTAATCTATAAGATTAGTAATAAGCGCGTTGATCTTGAGAGTTTATCTGTCACAGTCTTTGAAGATAATGGTACGACAACTCATGCTTACACACGAGCTACATCGTTGTTCGGTCATGATCTGAATGCAAAGGTATTCTTTTTACAACCTGGAATCGGAGATACTTATGAAGTCGTATTCGGTGATGGTGTTGTTGGAAGAAAACCAAAGAATAACTCTGTCGTAGTTATCGAATATCGAGTATGTAATGGTGAATTGCCGAACGGAGCGTTTAAGTTCACTAATACTGCACGTATCGACGACGAAGCTCTTGTTGTTGTTGAGACGATTTCTTCTGCCACTGACGGTGCTGTTGCCGAAGATCTCAACTCGATTAAGTATAATGCACCTCGAGCCTTTACTACACAAGAACGAGCAGTGACTTCTGAAGATTATGAGAATCTGCTCAAAGCAAACTTTCCAGAAATCAATGCAGTTGTTGCTTATGGTGGAGAAGATGCAAATCCTCCGCAGTTTGGTCGAATCTTCTTATCGATCGATCTTGAAGATGTTGATGGACTACCAAAGATTAAAGAGAGTGAGTATAAAAAATTCTTAAGATCGAGATCATCTGTTGCGATTGAACCGATCTTTGTATCGCCTGATTATACTTACCTGTATATTAAAACAAATATCAAGTATAACATCAATACGACTGGTTTGAATCCAGAAGACATTCGAACACTTGTTATCGACGCGATTTTAAATCACGCTTCTGTGAATCTCAATAACTTTGCTCGTACGATGCGTTATTCAAGGTTCATTCGTGATGTCGATGCAGCAGAAAATAGCATTATTAGTAACGAGACTGAGATCGAACTCATCAAATACTTGACACCAGTTCTGAGTACGACAGTGACTGGTTCAAATGAGGCAACATCAGGATCTCTTGTTTCTCTTGCAAGCTCGGGCGTGGTGTCATCTGGCCAAAATGTGACGATTGACTTTAAGACTCCATTGCGTGATGACATTCCAGGCAAAGGGGCAGAGCATAAGGTCGGTGATATTCATATTGTTAGTTCTTCGACATTTACATATAATGGTCTTCCAAACTGTCGTCTTGAAGATGATGGTGATGGTAGAATGAGAATCGTGAATGCACAAGGCACACAGCATCGCACAATCATTGAGATTGGTACAGTTGACTATGACGCTGGTATTATTCGCATTAATAACTTTAATATTACCAATTACACTGGAACTTCACTCAAGATTTACGCTAAGCCGCGCACACTTGATATTACTTCTACACAAAACGTAATACTAAATATACTTGAGAATGATGTCGACGTCACCATTGAGCAGATCAGAGAATAATGAAGAACATAGAAAAAAGAATTTCTCACTTAGTCGAGAACCAATTTCCTTCTTTTTATCAAGAAGAGGGAGAAAACTTCATTGCGTTCGTCAAGGCATATTACGAGTGGCTTGAAAGTACTAACAATCCTCTGTACCATGCTCGTCGTCTACCTTCATATCGCGATATTGATGATACTACTGATGACTTTATCGTTCAATTTAAAGAGAAGTATCTCAAGAACATTCAGTTTGATACTGCATCGAATAAAAAGCTACTCGTCAAGAACGCTCTCGATATGTATCGCTCGAAGGGTACAGAAAGATCTATTGATCTCTTCTTTAAACTAGTATATGGTACATCAGCTGAAGTTCAATATCCTGCAGAAAAGATCTTACGCCTATCAGACGGCGTATTCGAAAGGCCAGAATATCTTGAAATTGGATATTCGATCTATAATATCGACTATGTTGGTAAGCAAGTTATTGGCCAGCTTTCTGGCGCCAAGGCATTCGTCGAGAAGTACATTCGTCGAAGAGCTGGTAAAGGTTACGTTAACTTACTTTATGTTTCTGGTCGTCAAGGCGAATTCCGTAACGGTGAAGTGATTGGTTTAAATCTAAATAACCAACCTAATTTCAATATTGAAAAACGTGCGAAGTTAGTTGGATCTGTCAAGCGTGTAACTGTCGAACTGCGTGGTCGTGATTTTAATGTCGGCGACATTGTCAAATTTACGAATAGTGATCGTGGTATTGGTGGGCTTGCACGAGTTGAATCCGTCAATTCACAAGCAGGCCTTGTTGACTTTATCTTTATTGATGGCGGCTATGGTTATACCCTGAATACAGAGTCCATTGTATCAGAAAAAGTATTAAATCTTGACAATATCACTGCAGATTTTACAAGCGACAAGTACTATAGTCTTTTTGAACGCGGCTATCAACCAGTTATAAATGTTGGTTATAGCGCAATTACTTCGAACGTCGCAGTCGGAAATACTGTCTATCGTTATGCAGCAAATGGAATGTTGGCTGCCGAAGGGCGTGTGCTCGAAGTCGCTCCTACTTCAAACACCAATGGATTTATTGCAGTCTCGCATTCGGCCGGTGTATTTGTGCCTAATGCAACATACTATACAACAGGCAATCTCATATCATT